TAAAATAAAGTTAGTTCCTTCTGTTCTTCGTATTCCAAACCATGTTGCTTTATATATATTTCGAGCTCTTCAGCAGTATCAAATGTCTTTTTAACACTTTTCCAACCTGGCACGATATGCCCATGAAAGTAATAAGTGCCGTTTACTACATGGATATGTGCCACTCGTTCGTTATCTTGATACAGATATCTCTTAGATCCAAAGAATTGATTTAGGTATTCTTTGCGTGCGTTATCGGTTTTAGGCATTTATGCTTCCTGCCATTTCTTAAACATTTGGTTATAAGTATTATCAAACCAGTACGGATCACGTGAATGTTTTTGTGGTACATTAAACAAATGTGGTTTCCTCTTACGTAGTTCAACCTCTTTACGTCGTTGCCTAGCTATTTCACGTTCTTTGCTCTCTCGTTGCATAATTCTGGATAATACGATTTCTTTATACTCAGCTAAGCGCATGCCATAAGGTGCGTTTAAGGCTTCTAACAACGCCCAGCCACCACGTACTCTTTTTGCAACCATTCCAGGAGTTAACCCGTTCTTTTTTATCAATTCATTTTCATGTTCGGTAAATTTATATGGTTTACCGTTAATCTTCACGACACTCATTTATTCCACCTCTACATTTACATTTCTAATTTTTAAATTGTCATACTCTAGTAATTCGTCTGGATTGTTATATAAGTAATCTGCCAGCGCTTCTTTTTCGATATCCACATCATCAAAATACTGATATTCAACTTCTGTAGGTATCCTTATATCAATCGTTGCGTTTATATATGCTTGCTGTTGCATTAGATCACTTCCTCAACTCGCATGATTATTTTTGGTTCTAGTCCATAACGCTTTGAGCTAGTTATTTCTGTAATTTGGTTATCGTCTTTCCACACATGACCATTACATGCGTCTAATACTGTTTTAATTAAGTTATCGATATCCGGCTTAGTCACTTTATACTGTCCAACCATTTCACTTTTCTTTTTCTTCGACCATGATTTAAGTAATGGAAAGTAAAAGTCTAATTCGATTTTTAGTGCGCGCTCTAGATTTAACTTAGGCATTTGCCCTTGTATATACGCTTTATGATTTGTATAAGCTGTTGGCATGTATGTTTGAACAAATCTACCTGTATTACGAAAGCGTGGACGAGGCGAGCCCATAGGTGCCTCGAACGTTTCGTTAAATTTAATTTCTATTTCCATGTGCCACCTCTAAATATCAAATATCGTTGCTTGTAACCCTAGCTCTTGCTCATATAAAAGCCCGTGAGCGCCTTTGAATCGTTTTAGGTCACTATCAGCCATGATTTTCTTTTCGTCGCTGAAATGGGCTCCTGTGAGCGAATAAACTTCATTTACGTTGTCTTTATACTTGATGACCTTAATATCTTCCGTGCCATCTTCTCGGTATAAGTAATATTTTTCTTTCGGCATTTTTAACACTCCTTAATATTCGACGATAGCGGGGCGTGTATGACGTTCTGCAAGTTTTTGGATAAATAGGTCGTACAACCTATTTTCATCGCCCTGTGCCTCATCTATGAGTTTCTGAGCGTACATATCTGAACACTCAAGTTTAGTTTTTAAAAATTCTTTGGTTACCATGCATCTCGCTCCCTGAAATCGTCTCCGATTACTCTTACTTTTCTCGCATTGTGTTTCATTCTTGAATTGATACGTTGCCAGTTCATATTTTGATTTAGTTCTTTATCACTAAAGTTAGTTGTAAAGATGTTGTTTTTACCTACTCTGTTATCAACAATGCTGAAAAGTTTATTTAAAGTGTGCTCTGTGTTTTCTACACCCATATCATCTAGTACAAGTAAATCAATATCACTTAGCAATCTGACTAGCTCGTCTGTAGTTTCAACTGCATTTTTGTTGTATGTCGCTTTGATACGATCCATCAACATTGGTATATGCATAAAAGCAACCGTATGCCCTTTAGCTTTGACTGCTTTTGCGATAGCGTATGCTAGGTGGCTTTTACCAGTTCCGTATGAACCTTGCAATATTAATGATTTTGGTTCTTTTGTAGAGAAGCCTTGTACGTACTCTATTGCTGTTTGTTTAGCGTGTACTTGTTTTTCATTTTGTGGCTTGTAGTTTTTGACTGTTGCATCTCTTAAAGACGGATTAACGTTTGATTGATTGAATATGTTGTTTATCTTCCGTTGCTTGTTTCGCTTATATTCCTCATAGATTTCACATTTGCAACCGTCTTTATACTCGTAACCATTCGGGTGTTTTTTAGTAGGAGCAAACTTATATAAGTCGTATTCACTTCCACATCTCTCACATTTCAATCCTTTTTCGACATGAGTAGGTTGATATTTTTTCAAGCTTTCGTTTATCTTTTCGCTGAATAGTGGTTTCATAATATCCCCCTAATCCCAATAACTTTCGTCGTACTTCATGCGTTCCAATTGATCTATGCCAGTTGGTTGTGCTTTTTGATTGAGGTACCCCTCAAATTTATTGCCAAAAAGTGTTTCTGGTCTAAGGTATTTATCGCTATCCGTGTTTAGCCACTCAGCTGTTTTGATATCAATCACCTTTTTAAAATCCTCCAACCTAAAATCTTGATTCCATCTTGCTTTAATAAAATCTTTTGATTTAGCTGTATTGTGTTTAAAATGCTTTCCTGCTTTTTTATTTAAGTATTCGATAATTTCTTTATAGGGAATGGAAGACACCGTCGGGTTGCCCGACAATATACTTCCTTCATTATTAGTATTGTTATTATTAGTTAAATCATTATTAGTACTATTATTATTAGTAGTATGCGATTTACCATTAACGGTTTTTCCATTGTTGGTTTTACCGTTAACGGTTTTTCCAACGTTGGAAAATCGAATGTGGTGCGGTTGCTCATATACTAAGTACTCATAACCATTTAACCTACCACTTTTATCACGTTTTCTACTACGTTGAATGTATCCAATTTCTTCCAGTTCCTTGATTCCACTCTTTAAACCGCTAAGTCCATCAGTTGAATGTTGCTCTAGTTCTGTTTCGTAAATTTGCCAGTTATCAGGTCGACTTAACAAATAAAGTAGAATACCTTTAGCCTTCCAACTTATATTAGAATCATGTATAAAATCTTTGTGTACTGTGACAAAGTTACCTGATTCTTTGTAAACTCTAAATGTTGCCATTTCGTTATCTCCTTTCTGGTATAATTTTGTTATCGCTATTGCGTTAGATTGGGGGTGAATAATTATGGATCCTATTTTAGGTAAAGGTATTGATAAAATTATTGAAGGCGCATCAAAAGGGCCTGTAGAAACATTCTCTAAAACTTGGGAACTTGTCTTTGGGAAATTCCACCTTTATGTGGATAAAGTTATTTATCAAAGAGAAGTAGAATTTGAAAAATTCAAAGAACAATTTAAAAAAGAAATATCTTCTGTACCTGAAAATAATTTACAAGAACCACAATTTTCTCTTCTAGGTCCTGCTCTAGAAGCTTCAAAGTTTTACATTAGTGAAAAAACTTTAAGTAATATGTTCGCAAAACTAATAGCATCATCTATGGATGACAGAAAAAACTCATTAACCCACCATTCATTTGTTGAAATAATTAAACAATTATCCCCAAATGATGCTATTCTTTTAAAACATTTAAAGAATCACGAAGTACATCCTGCCGTTAAATATAGAGCGGTTTTAAACCCAAAGAATGACGGTATGAATATATCGGACACGTTAATAAAAGACTCTCCGTTAGATATAGAATCAACCGAAATTTCAATTAATAACCTAGTAAGGTTAGGGGTTTTAAATGAAACTTTTGACATGTCTTACTTAACAAAAAAAGGAATTTATAATAAGTTTTATGCTCCTCAGTTTTTAAATCACTTTAATAAGATTATAGAAAAACAAAGATTTGTTTCGGGATTAGAATTTGTTAAAAGAATGTTAAAGTCAGGACACAACCTAGAAACAATAAGTAAACTTTCTGGCATTGAATTTGAAGTATTAAAGTTACATTACAGCCCCTGGGTAATAGACATCAAAAAAGGCTCAATTAGTTTGTCCGCCTATGGTAAAGCTTTTGTAAAAACCTGTATTAACTAAACGGAGATTTTAAAATTTTCTCCACTTTTACAGCATGCATAGCATTTCTAATCTCTTCCGCCAAGATGACGATTAGGAGTGCTATTTTTATTATTCTTAGTCTATTCATTCCTTTTTCTCTCCTTTCAGCATTTTATTGAGCCTCTCATCAACTTTTATCCACGAGTCATGCAAGTGGTATTTATCATCAAACGACTTAACGCCAATCGCATGTTGCTCGTTGTGATGTTCGCGACATAACGCTAATACATGTTTGTCATAGTGGTTCATTTTGTTTCTGTTCATGCCTCTGCCGACTGCTTCATAATGTGCCAGGTCTGCGTGAGGCTTTCCGCATATTACACAGTTGCGGTTGATTGTAGCCCAATATAATAACGCTTTATCTTCGCTTAACAACTTACTCGTTTCTACACTCATAGGTATTTGATGATGAAACATAAACGCTATAATCAGTTCTATTAACTCCCTTGCAACTTTCATAGAACAGTCGCGCAGACTGATTTCTTCATAACCTTTCATAATTTCCAATTCTGTTTGTAATAATTTTCTAGTTGATTCTACTGGTTCGCCCCAGTGAAGTTCTATATCTCTACACATTGCGAATATTTTTTTGCGTTGTTCTATAGATAGTTTTTTATTGTCCGGAACCTCTACTTCTGCTTTTAGTGGATATCCGTTTTCTAGTAAGTCAATGTGACTTTGTTCAAGTTCAACACCAGTAGCAACGACGGAATAAGTACCGTCGTTATCTTTCTGGTATCTTGTAATGTATTGCATTTAAACCACACCTTAAAACGCTAAATCTTGGTCGTCATATCCAAATTGGCCACTGCTTTCAAATGGATTGCTTTGTTGAGACATTGATGTTTGTTGTTGTGCCCCGTTATTTTCTTCAGCTTTTTGCTTATCTGTCTTCGGAATAGGTTTGTTAACAACATCATCGCCCTTTTTGTAAGGTTTAATAAATGAAAAATCCGTAAAATACTTACCTTCATCTTCATTGAATTTCCATTTCAATACCAAGTGACAAAACTTACCAATAAGATCATTGGTATCAAAATCTAAGCTAGGAAGATTTAACTTAATACCTAATCGAGTAACTAATTCAATCAATTGTTTTTCTTGGAAATCATATTTATACGGCGGTACAAATTGATTATGTTTATATTGTTTGCCTTCATCATTTTCAAATACGATTGTGAAATATCTATTTTCTCTATCATTGAATTCAATATTTTTAACTTTCACTGTGAATTCTCCAGCTTGAAACCCTGCTGAGCCGTTATAAAACTTTTCTTGATTTGTTTCTTTAGTAAATTGCGCTTGTCCTGTGATTTTCATAATTAAATACCGTCCTTTTAATTAATTTTTAGTTTCCATTTCTAATTGCTTCTACTACGTCCGTAATGCTAGGATTTGCAAATTTCTTATTGTTAATTGTTATTGAAGGTGAATGTCTAATCTTTGTTTCAAACGTATTAGAAGGTTCAGCGTTTAGAATATATCTAGCTTTCTTTTCTCCGTTATCATCAAATTCTTCAATCATTGCCCTAGCTAACACATCACTTTGAGAAGTAATAGCTTTTTTAATTTGTTCTTGCGCTTCAATAGTGATAGTAGGGTTGATAGTGATACCTTCATCATCTTTATCTTTGTTGATACCTTCATGACCTGTAATAACAAAGTGGAATTTGTATTCTTCTTGAAGTTTTCCTATTAATCTGTACATACTGACAATTCGTTCAGCAACTTCTCCCCAATCATTAAACGTTGGTTTTTTAGACTTATTTTTCATCACATCATTCAATGTCATATCTCTAAGTTTTTGAATAGTTTCAATAACTACAACATTGATTTCTTGTCCGTTTTCTCTCATCTCCTGTAAAATTTGAGGTAAAAAATTTACAACATAAACAAAGTGTTGATAGTTCTCGATTTCTACGTCTGATCCTTCGTCAGTAACCGTTGTTCCACCTTCGTTAATGTCAATGACGAAAGCGTCTTTATCTCTTGTAGCAAACGTGGTTTTTCCTGAGCCAATTTTTCCGTATACTGCAAATTTATAGAATTTCCTTTTATTTTTCTCAGCGATATTATTTATCTTTAGTTTTTTGAGTATGCTTACTTTTTCTTGTGGTTCTTGTTTTTCCTCAGTCATGTTCTACCTCCTCGTACTCAATAGTTTCTGTCACTGTTTTCTTGATTGCTTTGTGATAATCCATATTGATACTCGCTTCTTCCATACCGTTAAACTCCCTAGCTCTATTTCTATTTGTGGAGTAACTAATATCTGAATTGTTATCAGTTGGTTTGTTAGTTATATAAATTGGCATATCCCTATGACGAATGATATAAGTTACAGTCTGCTTCATAGCGACCTCCTACCATTTCATGACTAAGTTAATTAGTCTGTCCTGTTCGTCTGTGTTCTCTTCAATCCATTCATCTATTGCTTGGTTAAATAAGTCTGATGCCATATCTAAGTCATTCTCATCTACGACATAAGCATGTTTAATTGGTACGTTGTTCATATCTTTAACTTGTATTGATATGCCCATATGACCTTTTAAAATGAATAGCTTAAAATCGAATCCGTTAACATGAATATTTTTGCGTATGATTTCGCCTATTTCGTAATACATCTTGACTTCCTCCGTTTTTCGTTTTATATTGAACATGAATTTTTTCTTAAGTGTTTGATACTGTTACTTGCTCCAACAAGTAGCAGTTTTTTTATTCTTTGAAAAAGCATTCTTTGTAGTACATGAAAGTCGCTATGCTTGCGAACCCTGCAATTGACCATGCAGTAGTGAAGTATAGAAACGGCATAAGTACAATTGCTAAGACTGTAAAGCACAGTACTGCTACTAGGTAGCTTTTATAAATGTTGCTCATTTTCTTTTTTCTCCTCTTTGGTTGTTTCATCGTTTATCAAACCTTGCATTTCCATTAATTTTTGAGGTATACCAGCTTTTAACTGGATTT